TCGTGTATTAGTGGATACATACAAAGATTCAGAAGAATTATCTACCAATCATAATATAATGATGATTGATATCGAGGTAGAAGTTACAGAGGGATTCCCATATCCCGAAGATGCTAATAATAAGATTACATCTATAGCTGTTTTTGATTCCAACAGCGATACCTATTATGCATTTGTGTTGGATGAGAAAAAGAAGCTAACATTACAATCAAAGGATAATATTGTTATAGAAAGTTTTGAAAATGAGTTTTCATTACTGCAAAGATTTTTAGTAAAATATTTAGAATTTAAACCAACAATTATTACAGGTTGGAATATAGATACATTTGATATGCCGTATCTATATAATAGGATTTGCAAGGTGGCCGGTAAAAATGTTGCTGCTATGATATCACCCATTCAAATAGTTCAATGGAATAAGCACAGAAAAAGGTATATGTTTGCAGGTGTTAGTTGTTTGGATTATCTTGCTTTATATAAGTTATTTACATATACCCAATTGTCATCTTACAGATTGGATGCTGTAGCAGAATTTGAATTGAGTGAGAACAAAATAGAATACAATGGTACGTTAACTGATTTATATGAAAATGATATCAATAAGTATGTAGAGTATAATATCCATGATGTTAGGTTAGTAAAGAAGATGCACGATAAATTAGATTTCATTGATATGGCTAGGGGTGTGTGTCATGTAGGTCATGTTCCTTATGAGGATGTATATTTTTCATCTCGGTATTTAGAAGGTGCTATATTGGTGTATTTAAAGAATTTGGGTGTGGTTGCTCCTAATAAACCATCGAAGCCGAATATGAGTAGTGGAGATAAATTTGCTGGTGCTTATGTACAATCACCACAAAGAGGAAAGCACGATTGGGTATTCGATTTGGATATTACGAGTATGTATCCATCTGTTATTATGTCTCTTAATATTTCGCCGGAAACTAAGATAGGTAAGTTAAATGGTTGGGACGCAGAAGAGTTTATGAAGGGCACGCCAAAAACTTATACGCTCGAATCCAACGGTAAAGAAAGAGGAAAGCTTACAGAAACAGAACTTAAAGATTTCTTTGACAATAATGAAGTTTCTATATCTTCTAATGGTGTTATATATCGTAGTGATAAGCCAGGTTTAATACCAGCTCTATTATCTAAATGGTTTGACACTCGTGTTGAGTATAGAAAGTTGATGAAGAAGTTTGGTGATGCTGGAGATAATGAAAAATACACATACTTTAAAAGTCGTCAGTTGATTCAGAAGGTGGTTCTAAACTCATTGTATGGCGTGTTGGGTTTGCCAGTATTTAGGTTTTATGATTTAGATAATGCGGAGGCTACTACACTCACAGGTCAAGAGTTGATTAAGTTTACTAAGAAAATTGGTAATCATTTCTACAATAAAGAGTTGGGTGATGATGAGGATTACTGTATATATATTGATACGGATTCGGTCTTTTATTCAGCGCTTCCACTCATTAAAAATAGATTTCCTACTATGGATTACGATAGCGAAACTCTAATGAGTAAGAGGATATTAGATGTAGCTGATGAGATACAAAAGTTTATGAATGGCTCATATGATTACTTTGCTAAGAAGTTCTTAAACTTAGATAAGCATAGGTTTGAGATAAAGCAGGAGTTGATAGCTAAATCAGGCTTATTCATTGTGAAGAAACGATATGGTTTGAAGATTATTAACGACAATGGAGTTAAGGTAAATAAACTGCACGTTAAAGGTTTAGACTTGGTTCGTAGTAACTTTCCAAAGGCTATGGGTGAGTTATTGAAAAGTGTATTGGAAGATATTCTTGCTACTGTACCGAAGGATAAGATAGATGAAAGAATTATTAACTTTAAAGAGTCTATGAAATTATTGGACTTTGATAGAATAGCGATGCCCACAGGAGTAAAGAATCTAAAAAAGTACTCTAATGGGAAGGTAGGTAAGTTTACTAATTTTGCGAAAGGGTCGCCAGCGCACGTTAAAGCCGCTATAACATACAATGATTTGATTGGTCACTTTGGTCTAACTAAAAAGTATGAGAAGATAACATCATCCGAAAAAATTAGATGGGTCTATTTAAAGCAGAATGAATTGGGATTGGAGTCTTGTGCTTATAAGGGATATGAAGATCCACCACAAATAATAGATTTTATTAAAAAGCACATTAACTATAAAAAGATGTATACTCAAATGCTAGAGAAAAAGATTATGATGTTCTATGAAACATTGAAGTGGAATGAGCCAGTAAATAAAAAGACATCTATGGAAAGATTTTTTTGATTTTGACAAATAACTTTGATATATATGTATATATCATATTAACAAATAAGGAGTAATAAATGAATAAACATTCATTAAATCGTTTCATTGAAAAATATTATCTTGGTGGCAACTGTTCGTCAGTTGTAATTAAGAGTGATGGGGATAAACTTTCCACTCGCTTTATTACCGGAGATAAGAATTTGCTCGGTGAACTAACAATGACAGATTGGAAATTTGATAACGCTGAACTTGGTGTTTATAACACAGAGCAGTTGGTTAAACTACTTTCAGTTATGTCAGATAATATCACAATGAATCTCACGAAAGCTGGAGACAAGGCAGTGTCTTTAAAGATATCAGATAGCTCGTCAAACATAAATTATATGTTATCGGATCTATCTGTTATTAGTTCACCACCTAACTTAAAATCAATACCTGATTTTGAAGTGAAAATAAAAGTAGACAAATCTTTTATGACTAAGTTTGTTGCTGGTAAAGGTGCTTTAGCTGATACGGATAACTTTACAGTATTGACTAGTGATGATGGAGTAAAGGTTGTAATTGGTTATGCAGAAATTAACACTAACCGTGTTACTCTTCCTGTAGAAACCGAATCGTATGATGTCATTGACAATGTTTCTTTTAATGCTAACCTATTCAGAGATGTATTGGTTGCTAATAAAGAATGTGAGAGCGCTACATTAGAAGTAAGTTCAGGTGGTTTAGCTCGTATCAATTTTAAGATTGATGAGTACGATGCTACTTACTATCTTGTTGCTGAACAAGATGTATAAATGGAAGAGTATGTAGATAAGTCTAGAGTTTCTGTTAGACCAATCTTCAAACCATTGGCTAGGGATATGATAGAGAAATATCATTATAGCGGCAGACTATCTTCTTGTAGGTATCCGCTTGGAATTTTTTATCAAACTGATAATGAACATAAATTCTTTGCGGAACCTGAAGAGAAACTTATAGGAGTTGCTTGTTATGGTTTTCCTGTTGGGAGAAGAGTTCTTGGTTCTATATTCTCAGAAGAAATTTTGGGAAATAGAAACATATTAGAACTAACGAGACTCTTCATTCACGATGGATATGGTAAGAACATTGAGTCTTTGGCGTTGGGTCTAACATTCAAATGGATGAAAGAAAATGCCAAAGGCATAAAGGTTCTAATATCATATGCTGATCCCGAACAATCTCATGATGGTGCTATCTATCAAGCTACTAATTGGATATATCAAGGCTGTGGCGATTTTCAGTTAGCACCTACATATTCACTTAGACTTACGGAAGATGGGGATTGGATGCATAGTCGAAGTGTGTATTCAAAATTTGGTTCGGCTGATCCAAAGAAGATGGTAAAATCTATTGGTCATACATTTTGGCTGAAGAAAGAAGCTAGTAAGCATAGATACATTTACTTTTTGGGTGACAAAAAAGAAAATAGGAAATTTCATAGTGTGATGAAACACCCACAAATGGAGTATCCTAAGAACTATAAACACAATATTGAAATAAGAAAAATAGAGGTTGATGACGATAAATGGAAAAAATAGAACATAGCTTGTGGGTAGAGAAGTACCGGCCTACATCATTAGATACTTACATTGGGAATAAACATCTCAAGAGTAAGGTTGAGGTTTATTTAAAAAGTGGTGATTTGCCACATCTCCTTTTGTATGGAAGAGCTGGTACAGGTAAAACCACTCTCGCTAAGTTATTAGTTAATAATATAGAATGTGATTATTTGTATATTAATGCTTCTGATGAGAATAGTGTTGATACAGTCCGCAATAAAGTTCGTGGGTTTGCTTCTACGATGGGTTTCAAAGATTTTAAAATCATCATCTTAGATGAGTGTGATTACATCACACCTAACGCACAAGCCGCTTTGCGTAACGTTATGGAGACTTTCTCAAAGCATTGTAGGTTCATCTTGACCTGTAACTTTGTAGAAAGAATAATCGATCCAATACAGAGTCGTTGCCAACCATTTCAGATAGTGCCGCCATCGAGAAAAGAAGTTGCTGTCCATCTAAACAATATCCTTAAACAAGAAAAGGTAGAGTTTAAGATGGATGATGTAGCTACATTAGTTAATGGTGGCTATCCTGATATCCGTAGAGTTATCAACTTTGCTCAAAGACAGGTAGTTGATGGTAAGTTGTCAATCGACCAAAACAATTTACTCGCAACTGATTTGAATGTCAATGTATTTTCTACACAGGTAGTTAATGTATTGAAAACTCAAAATAAAAAAGATGCTTTTATCACCATCAGAAAAATGTTGGGAGATAATCAAATATCAGACTTTGCTGACGTATTTCGTTTACTGTACGATGAAGTTGATAATTATGGTAAAGGGCATGTAGCAGAATGTATTTTAACCATAGCTAAATATCAGTTATCAGATGCGCAGGTGGTTGATAAAGAGATAAATGCTATGGCTATGTTAATAGAATTATTAGGAGTTATAAAATGAATATGAAAGCACAGAAATCTTTAAGCAAACAACAACCACAAATAGATATTAATGATACAGAAACAATGTCATGTGATGATTGTGGTAATGCTGTATTTATACAAGCTTTCTTTTTAAGAAGATTATCAGCTCTAATGTCTCCAACAGGACAAGAAGCACTTATACCAATCCAGGTATATAGTTGTGGGAATTGCGGTAAGGTGCCAGATAAATTAAAGCAAAATGCCGAAGGTTAAAAGAAAAAATTTATTTGATCATATAAGTGCTATAACATCTCAACAAAATCCTAATTATTGGGATGAGATTTCTGATGATGATAAGAAGTCGTGGTCAAATTATATGGTTAATAGGTTTCTTTCAATGAAGCCTGATTGGATTGAATTTGTAAACGAAGTTCAGAAGTATCCATTACAGCCAAAAGAATTGTATAAAGTTTATATAGATATTTTACCAAAGAAAAAACAATGGTTGAAATATATCAAAGGAGATAAGAAAATGAAATATCCAAAATGGGTCTATGATATCGTAGCCAAACACTTACAGGTTAGTATGAGAGAAGCTGACGATGCTGTAGAGATGTATGAAATCTCAGCAGGTGGTCAAGCAGAATTAGCTGATATTTTAGGTAGGTATGGAATTGAACAAAAAGAAATTCGAAAGCTCGGCTTAATATCGTAAAAAATGTCTGTAACCGACTTCACAGTTGAATACATAAATCGAAAGGCGCTTGTCAGTTTCATAGAGAAGCATCACTATTCACAGAATGTAAATGGTATTCAATCTTACCATCACTTTGGCTTATATACAGATGGCAACTTTGGATTACCTAAGATGATTGGGGCTATGATGTATGCTATGCCATCGATGCCACATACGGCTGCTAAGTACAATCCAATTAATCCCGATAGGTGTATGGAGCTACGAAGATTGGTTTGTATTGATGATACACCAAAGAATACGGAAAGTTATTTTATCGGTAAAACTTTAAGGTGGCTAAAGCACAATACAGATATAGAGGTTATAGTTTCATTTGCTGATCAACACTATGGTCATTCTGGAACAATTTATAAGGCTAGTAACTTTGATTATTTAGGAGAAACTGGTTCGGCTAGAGTGCTAATGGTTGATGGGAGAGAAATGCATACTCGGTCTCTGAATCAAGATAAAAGGCCGTATGGTAGAGAGTTAAAAAGAAGATATGATGCGAAAGATCCAAATGTATTTTTTGTTAAGAGAAAACCCAAACATATTTATACATACTATCTAAATAAAAAAATTAAAAGACAAATAAAAAACCTTGACTAATATACTAAAAAATGTGTATATTTGCATCTAACTTGGAGGAGATTGATGAGTGATATAATAAAAGAATCTAAAACAAAAGAGAAATATACCAATCACTATGGAAATAAAAAAGAAGTAAATTCTTATTTAACGGGTGACCACGGTGATATTGTAACTATGATGGAACAAGAGTGGCCACAAATGACCAAAGAATTTAAAAGATTACAAAGGGAACAATATGAGTTGTTTCTACACAAACAACATGATTATGGTCCTGGTAACATTTCAGTTGGAACACAATTACAAACAAAAGAAGAAGTTCACTTATCACTTACAGGTTTGTGGTTCAGAATGAACGATAAGATACAACGATTAAAGAATCTCTTAATGAGTGGTCGTAAAAATGCAGTAGAAAATGAACCAATGGAAGATGCGTTTCTTGATATAGCTAATTATGGAATTATGGCAACAATCGTAAAGAATGGTAAGTGGGGTAAATAATATGACAAGAAGAGAACATTTGAATTCACAAAATGAATTTTCAATTTATGGTGTATTTAGATTCGCATCATACTTAATGGCCTCAATAGCCATGTATTTGGGTGATTTACAAATCGCCGCGATAGCCTTTGGGTTTGGAGCCACTTTAGGTTTCATTCGTAGAGTAGCAAGGATTTGGGAATAGTATGGAAGGATTATTACATTATACATCAGAATGGTGGTGGATGGTAGTCATTATAGGATTAGTGTGGCTGACAGATATTGTAGATTGGATAGTAGATAAGTGGTTAAAATAGTGGCTTACAAACCTAAGTATAAATTAGAAGTAGAAGAGGGGTTTTATGAGAATGACAATCTACTCTTTTTAGTATGTCAAATATTATTACATAGAACTTGGCATTTAATTAAACACGGTAGGTGGGTAGATTAATGGGTAGAATATCATACAGTCAATACTCAATGTGGGCTCAATGTCCGCATAGATGGAAGTTATCATATATAGATAAGAAGAGAGAGTTTACAGAGTCAATTCATACCCTTTTCGGAAAGGCGATGCACGAAGTGATACAAACATTTCTAACTGTAATGTATGAGGACACAGCAAAGGCTGCTGAAGCCTTACCATTACCGGAAATGTTGAGAATCAGAATGAAGAGAAATTACGAGTCTGCTATGACAAAAAATGGTGGAGTTGAGTTTTGCACGCAAGCTGATATGGTAGAGTTCTATGACCATGGTCTATTAATATTAGAGTTCCTGCGAAAGAAGAGAGCTCAGTATTTTAGTAAGAAGGGCTATGAACTTATTGGAATAGAAGTACCACTTGACTTTGATTTACCTGGTGGTATTAAGTTTGTAGGTTATTTGGATGTAGTAATTAGAGATACAGTAAGAGATGTGATTAAGATTTATGATATTAAAACATCTACTATGGGTTGGAACAAGTGGCAGAAGGCTGATAAGTTAAAGAGTGACCAACTATTGTTATACAAACAATTCTACTCAAAGCAATTTAACCACCCGCTAGACAAAATAGAAGTTGAATACTTTATTGTGAAGAGAAAGTTATATGAGAACTTGGACTTCCCACAAAAGAGAGTTCAGAAGTTTATTCCAGCTAATGGTAAACCATCAATCAATCAAGTAACAAAGAGATTGGGTGAATTTGTAGAAGAGTGTTTTGATTCTAATGGAGAATACAATACTGAACATACTTATAGTAAAGTGGCATCTAAGAAAAACTGTAAGTGGTGTGACTTCAATCAAACGGAATTTTGTGACGCGGGAGTTAAATAATGGTCAAAATAACTTTAAGAATGAATCTATTTGATTTTTTGAAAATGCCACATGAAGAAGCGGTTATGAAAAAATTAGAAGATATCCATCGTGATTCTATTAAATTTTATTTAATATTGTGGTATGAAGCGGGGGAAGTCTCTAACAAAGATTTAAAACAATTTTTATTAAAATATGAATCCAAATTACATTTTAGTTCAACTGTAAAGGTTGGTAGTGAGATTAAAGTAAATGACTTTGTGTGGTTTGATATTATTGGTCAAAATAATGATGATACTTCAAATAGGATTCGATTCCGACATACTTATAGTAGTAAAGAAGATATTTTAAAAGGATTGGATGAGTTTCATAAGTGTGCTAAATTCTGTACATCTGATAAACCAGCTAAAAAACAAAAGAGGAACGATTATGAGAGTAGCAATAGTGGGAAGCAGGCAGTATACAAATAAAAGACGTATCCAAGAGTTTATCTTTAAGTTAAAGGAAAAGTACGGAGATAAATTAGAAATAGTGAGTGGTGGACAAAAAGATGGGGCTGATGGATATGCTAAAAAATACGCTTTAGAGTTTGATACTAAATATTCAGAGTTTCCACCCGTTCATTATACTTACAATCAACATTGTGTTCTTGAAAGTTATAAATATAGCAGACCTTATGCTGTTTGGCATTATCACGATAGAAATAAACATCTGGTCGAGTATAGTGATGTTGTAGTTGCCTTTATACCAAAGGGAATCGCATCCAAAGGAACTGAAAGCGCTTTGAGAGAAGCTAAGAAAAATGAAAAAAAATATGTAATAATAAATTAGTTTTTACTATTTATATATATATATACGGAGGAAATGTTATGTTGAAATTGACATCCGTGAAGTTATTAGACAATCTATACAAAAAATTCAAAATAAGTAATTTAGATGATAACTTTACACTACAAAAGCTAATAAATCGATCTATGGACTTGTATGTTCATGATGAAAAATTTAGATCTACGATATCAGAGTATAAAAATCTCATATCCAGCGGCAGCAGGTTATGAAGGAATTACTTCTAGAAATTCTTACAGTATTGTGTCGAATGGAGGCATGCTTGTTGGATATAAAAAAGAATCTTGATCCAGAAGATGGGGAAAAGAAGTTATTGAATGATTAAAATTGTAAGGTTATTATGAAAAGAAAAATATTATTATTATCGGATGATTTACGGATGAACAGTGGGATAGCTACGATGTCCCGTACCTTTGTGTTGGGAACATTAAAGCACTATGACTGGGTACAAATAGGTGGGGCTATTAAACATCCAGAGGCTGGTAAAATAGTGGATATGTCTGAATCGTGTAGGAAAGATTTTGGTATTCCGGATGCTAGTTTAAAGATTTATCCTACTGATGGATATGGGAATCAAGAAATGTTACGACAGATTTTATCGATTGAGAAACCTGATGCTATTCTTCACTATACTGATCCAAGATTTTGGCAGTGGTTATATCAGATGGAGCACGAGATAAGAATGGAAATGCCTATATTTTACTATAATATATGGGACGACTTACCTTATCCAATGTGGAATGAACCATTCTATGAGTCTTGTGATTTAATTATGAATATCTCTAAACAAACAGTTAATATTGTAGATAATGTATGTCAAAATAAACCTCGGACAAAAACGGATAACACATATATTCCGCATGGTATTAATGAAAAAAACTTTTATCCTATTAGTGAACTTGATATAAAAGAATGGGGTGATTTATTACAGTTCAAACGTATTCTTACTGAAGGTGACGATTATGATTTCATAGTATTTTGGAATAACCGTAACATTCGTAGAAAACTTCCTGGTGATGTGATAATGGCTTACAAAACATTTTGTGATATGTTACCTATGGAAAAGGCGAAGAGATGTTTATTGGTGATGCACACCCAACCTCGTGACGATAATGGTACAGATTTGCCTGAAGTTGTTAAGCATGTTTGTCCAGATTATGACGTAGCTTTTTCTCATAAGAAATTAGAAGATATAGAATTGTGTTATCTCTACAATATAGCTGACGTTACAATTAACATGGCATCCAATGAAGGATTCGGATTGGGAACTTGTGAAGCTCTAATGTGTGGAACGCCAATTTCAGTAAATGTTACTGGTGGGATGCAAGACCAATGTGGATTTAGATATAAAGATAAGTTGTTAACTTATGAGGATTATAGTTGGGTACATTCACTACATGATGCGAAGAAATGGAAAGACAATGAAGATTTAACTTGGGGCGAGTGGGCTAAACCGGTTTGGCCTTCCAATCGTAGTTTACAAGGTTCAATACCCACACCATACATTTTTGATGACAGACCAAGCTTTGAAGATTTTGCTGGTGCTCTTAAAGAATGGTATGATATGGGACCAGAGAAACGAAAAGAATGTGGTCAGTTGGGTCATGAGTTTGTTATGAGTAGTGATGCTATGATGTCTGGTACAGCTATGTGTCAGAACTTTATTGATCATATGGAAGTGGGAATAGATGAATGGAAACCAAGAAAACGTTTTACAATGTTTAAAGCATAGGAGTTGAAGTGGAAAAGTTAATTAAAGAGGTATTGGATAAATACAATACTAAAAGAAAGAAGATAACTAACATTGAGTTAGCTCGTCTAATTGGGAAGAAAGGTTGGTTTTTAAATCTAAATTCTTTGGATGGTAAATATAAACTAGCCGAAGAATTTATAGAGGAGTTTGGGGGATAAATGAAACCATTATTATTATTTACAGGACCAGTAGCTACTAGGAGTGGATACGGAGCACATAGTAGAGATTTAGTTAGATCACTTATAGATATGGATAAATTTGATATTAAGATAAATTCACTACGGTGGGGGAGTACTCCAATGAATGCCTTGAGTCCTAACAATCCGGATCATAAAGAGATTCTTGATAAATTTTTAGATGCACCAAATTTAGAGAGGCAGCCTGATATTCATATACAAGTTAGTGTTCCGAATGAATTTACTCCAATGGCTAAATACAACATTGGAATTACGGCTGGTATGGAAAATACTGCTCCTAAACCCGAATGGATTGAGGGCATGAACCAGATGGATATGAATATAGTTCCGTCTAAATTTGTAAAGGGTATATTCGAATCGGTTACATATGAACGAATGAATGAGAATAAACAGAAAGTTGGAGAGCTAAAATCATTAAAGCCTATTACTGTTTTATTTGAAGGCGCGGATACTGATATTTATAAATTGACTAAGGAATTCTCAACCGATTTGATTGGTGAGTTGGATAAGATTAAAGAAAAATGGTGTTTTCTTTATGTAGGACATTGGTTACAGGGCGAATTGGGACAAGATAGAAAAGATACTGGGATGTTAATAAAAACATTCTTGGAAACTTTTAAGGATAAGAAACAGCAACCAGCTTTGATTTTGAAAACCAGCTCTGCTACTTTTTCTGTGATTGATAGAAATGAGATATTAGAAAAGGTGAATAGGATTAAAGATAGTGTGGATGCAAGTAAACTACCGAACATTTATATACTTCATGGTGATTTAGAAGATGAAGAAATGAATGGGTTATATAATCATCCAAAGGTAAAGGCACATATTACATTTACACACGGAGAAGGATTTGGTAGACCATTATTAGAGGCAACGCTGTCAGAAAAACCTGTTATTGCATCGGATTGGAGTGGTCATTTAGATTTTTTAAATAAGAATCAGGCGATATTATTGAGTGGGGCTTTAACAAAGGTGCATAAATCAGCCTTACCTAAAGAAATGTTGGTTGATGGAGCTCACTGGTTTACTGTTAATTATCAATATGCATCACGGATAATGCAAGATATGTTTAAAAACTACCGTAAGTATTCTCTTAATGCTAAAAAGTTAGGTAAGGTCAATAAATCAAAATTTTCATTAACTAATATGAAAAAACAATTTGAAAGTATATTGAATCAGAACCTACCTAAATTTGAAGAACAACCACAAGCGGTTAATTTAAAATTACCAAAGTTAAAAAGGGTGGGGGATATGAAAAAGATTAAACTTCCAAAACTAAAGAAGGTGTAATATGGAATCAAAAACGCCCTGTCCAATATGTAAAGACTTACATAATAATTGTGTAGTAGAAAAAACAGAGGTTGATGGTTTACCATTCGAATCATATATATGTTTTGAATGTGGGTTGACAAGTAATTCTTATTTTGCGTTGGATAGCGAGCACTTAGAGAAAGCTACAGAAAATAACACTCAACTTATGAATGATTTAAAATTCATAGATGAGGAAAGGGGTATTGTCTGGTTCCCATCTGTAATCAATATGGGAGAAAAGGGCATTATTTATCCAGATGGGAGTATGACTGACTGGCATTGGAATTATGCAGCGGTAATAGATGTACCAGAAGAAGAGAGAGATCAATATGATGGTCATGACAAAAGATTGGATATTGAAAATCCACAAATTTTTGGTCAGTTTGAGTTTATGGATGCGTGTATGGCTATGGGGATAGTAAAAGATAATGTCTAGAAAATCATATAATTGGAATAAGGTTCTGCCGGGTGACATAATATCATTCAGATACCCAAGTAAACCATCTGGCCTTAAATTACACACTTTATTAGTTTTTGGTAGTAAAGTTCCATACAAAAAGAAAGATGGGTCTGATACATTTCATTTAGTGGGTATGAAATTAGAAGAACGAAATATGCCAGTAGTAGCGTCACAGAGGGTTATAAGCGCATTACAGCAGGTCGGGGAAATAGAATTGGTTGAAGTTATAAAAACAAATGAGGCTATTGTAAAATTTGTTGGGACGAAATCTGCTAGTAACAAAATTTCTGCAGATGGGGATAAATTAAAAGGGTTATTGAAATCAGAAGCTATTTATAGAACTTATGATTATGAAACTGCGCGGAAGTATGGTGTATATCTTGAACCTCTTATTCTCCCACCATTATTTATAAAGGAATTGACTGGTGAAAATTAGCTTTGGCATTACAGTCCACAATGAAGCAGATGAACTCAATAAGTTATTAGAAATATTAGTACATAAGACAGACCCAGATGATGAAATAGTAATTTGTGTAGATGGCGATGATGATGGAGTTAGGTTTGTATTAGATAGTTGGACTCAGCAATATGCACATGCGAAGATGTTTAAAGTTTATCAACGAAAACTTGATGGTGACTTTGCAGCTCAAAAGAATTCAGTTATAGAAAACTCAACAGGCGATTACATCTTTCACATAGACGCTGATGAGTATCCACACGAGATATTACTTCTACAGCTTAAACAGATTATAGAAATGAATGAGGGTGTTGATTTAATTTGGATACCTCGAGTAAATACGGTCAGTGGATTTACTAGTGAAGATGTTCAAAGGTGGGGATGGAAAATATCAGAAAAGGGTTGGGTGAATTATCCAGACTACCAAGCTCGTGTATTTCGTAACGATAAAAGTGTAAGATGGACAAGGCCACTTCATGAATACATTACAGGTTGCAAAACTTATGCTCACCTACCACCACAGGAAGAGTTGAGTTTGTATCATCCTAAAACAAAAGAGAAGCAAGAAGCACAGAACAAATTTTATATGGATAATTTCAGTAGGGATTTGTTAGTTAGGGATGGAGTAAAAAAAAAGTTTAAGCCGATCTCATTAGAATACTTTTTAAATATGGAAGTGGCTAGTGGGGGTATAAGTAAAACTATTCTTAATAGAAATGATAAGTTAAAAACAGTACGAGATATAGTTGAGTTTTATTCTAAAGAGGAAAATATTAATTTAGTCAGTAAAGAACTCCAGCCGAATAATTGGCAATATTTTAATTGCATGTTAGCAGAGTTTAGACATAATGTTGAAGATCACCATAAGCTTGGTTGGGAAAATATGACAAAGGAATACTATGAGTCGTTGGATATTATGAGTGATGATGAAATAGCTGAATTTAATAGACAACTCCCAGTAGATTTTGATAACGGCTTTATGAAACATGGATACCATAGAGGCTATGCTATGATTGGTAGGTTAATAAAGGGAAAGTCATACATACCATTTTATATGAGAGAAGAAAGGATATATAATGTACCGTGGGAGAATGATAATAAAATCAGAACTTCTAATCCATTATTAAATCTAAGAAATTTACATCAATTGGATGAGTTTAGTAAAGATGATTATTGTTTAACGCAATCAAGTATTTTAGCTCTGATGGGAATAAGGAAAAATGATGATTTAGATATAATAATAAGTTCAAAGTTAAGAGCGGAACATAATATTGGTAGCGGCTATCGTAAAATTGGTGACGTTGAAATATTTTCACCTAACTATGATAAGTTCATGATTAATGGCGCTGAAAATGATGATGACATTATTCGGAATTACACATTTCAATTTGAAGGATATAGGTTTTTAGAACCAAGATTTTATTTTAGTAGAAAGCGTAGGGACGGGGAAAAGAATATAAAAGATTGGCAAGGAATCAAAGATTTTTATGAAGGGGAGTCTTATAAGGGACACCCATTTTCAGAGTGTGAGTTTGATAATTGGGGATTTGAATACCTATGAAAAACATAGTTTTTATACCAAACATAGATTTGGGGAATGGTAGAAATGCTAAATATAGTTATTGTATTGATAGTTGGAAAAAATGGTGTGATAAGAATGATTGTGAATTATTTGTATTAGAAGATTTACTATTACCCGTAGAACAAATGCCAATAGTTTGGCAACGTTATTATGTATTTGATATATTAGATGCTAATGATATAGATTATGGTCAAGTATTATTAGTTGACGCGGATACTATAATCCATCCTGATTGTCCGAACTTCTTTAATGAAACGGACGGTAAGTATACAGCTGTGATGAATGATGGTGACTATGAATGGGTTAATAAGAGTATTTTTCAATATGGCACACAGTTTTTTAATAGGGACACTTTTCCTACTTGGAGATATGTCAATGGTGGGTTTCAAATATTTAATGAGAGTCACAAAGATTATCTGAAAGGTTTACTCGAATGGTATAATGAAAATGTTAATGAATTGGCGCAAGTATTTGGTAAGTGGAATTCTAGAGACCAAACCTGTATTAATTTATACAGAGAGGAACAAAAATTGGATATGACTATTCTGCCAGTATGTTACAACCTACAAGATTTATCTCGTAAGAATTTGATGTATTTCCACCCACAGCATTGGTGGACGGATGAACTTCATTATCTTAAAAATGGATGGATATATCACTTTAATGCAATACCACAAAATGATATGGGAAGAGATGCTAATTATTGGATAGAAAGAACTTATGAGGAATTATATGCGTAGCATACACAGTTCAGTTATAATAGGAGAAAATACTACTATAGATTGTGAGAAAGTTACAATAGGTAAATACTCTAAAATAGGAAATAATGTTAAGATTAAATGTAAAGAGTTAGTGATCGGCGAACACTTCTTTATGGCTGATGGCGTAGAGATTGGAAGGGGTGGCTGTACAGGTCCGAACTCAACTGTTAAGATTGGTAATGGTGTTGGTATATTTGAGGATACAATAATCAATCCATCAGACTCAATAGAGATAGGAGATAATTGTGGTATAGGTGCTGAAGTTATGATATGGACTCATGGAGCTTGGTTGGATATTACACAAGGATTCCCATCAGATTTTGGACCAGTCAAGATAGGTAAGAATGTGTGGTTACCAGCGAGAAGTGTAGTTTTACCTAACGTAACTATTGGTAATGATGTAGTTATAGGAATCAATTCAATTATTAATAGAGACCTACCAAGTGGTTGTTTCGCCGCTGGTTCACCTTGCAAAGTTATTAAAGAAAATGTCTATCCGAGACCACTTAATGAAGAACAACAAGAAAAGCTGGGCTGGGGAATTGTAGAAGATTGGTATAAATTGCACGAGAGTAAAAATATAAAAGATGTAAAAACTAAATATGAAGATGGCAAAATAATTTTGATTCAAGGAAATAATAAAACTATTTATTATGTGGTAGATAAGAAAATAGAAGGTTATACAAATGATGTGTCAGAAGATTTGAGAGATTATTTGAGAAGAAGAGGTATAAAAATATATGCTGAGAGGTTTTTTAAGTCAATATGAAATTTTTAAATTTAAATAAAGTATTATGTTTATCTTCACACCCAGATGATACTGAATATGGTATGCTGGGTTCAATGATGAAATTTGAAGAAACTACATTTGATGTTTTGGTATTATCTAACGGTGGTGATTTTGATAAGACTACGGGAGAGAGTAGACAAAAAGAATGTATGGCCATTTGGGATAGAGTGCAATTTAATGTTAATGGTAGGTTTTTTCCAAAAACTCATGTCAAAGATACACCCGAAGATGAATGGGTTAATCTTATTGAGCAGAAATATAATATAAGTAATTATGATTGTATATTAACGTTACCAAAACACGACTCACACTTTGAACATAGAATGGTTAATCATATAGCTTATGCGTTGGTGAGGGGAAGTAAATGTGGGATCGTAACATATAAGACGCCTTCAACATTGGAAGAGTGGATTCCGAATTACCATGTAAGTGTGGATAATGAGATAGATGAAAAGGTAGATATACTTAGACGCAACTTTGTTTCACAGAGAGATAAACTGTATTTTCAAGAAGATAGTATTCTTGATTTTCATACCAATTATTTATGTTCTAAAGTCGGGGCTGGGTATGTAGAGTCATTTAGAGTAGAAAGAGTCTACGGATGAACATAGGATTCTTTTCAGAAGCTGGCTATGAGGGTAAAGTATCGAGAAACCATCCTAATATGAGAACTGATGTGGCTTGGGTATGTGCGTTAGACGCCACTCATCATCCACTACCTAAGATAGAAACATTGCCCGATAACTTATATGATGTAGGTGTAATGATACTACCTAAGAAAAGAGAGATGTTATTAGAGTATCCGCTATTGGAACAATATCGTAGGGTATGTAAAAAGGTTACTGTGATGCAAGAGAGTTATTATAACTATTGGCATGATAGTCCTATAGCAGAACAGATATGGTATTTCAATTTTATTGCATCAATGGATTTAATTTTTTGTCATAATGATATTGACTTGCATTATTATAATGGTCTGACAAATGTAAGAACCGAATTGATGCCTACTGTTATGATTGTAGATGGAATTGTACAGAGAAATGAATGGGGTGATGGGACTATAATTGGTGGTAATTGGGTTAAGGACTATGGTGGTTTTGATTCTTATCAAGTAGCACAGGAGTTAGGTAATCCCATAACAGCAGTTACTACAGGTAGAATGAAGCCAGAAGAAGAGCAAGTATTAAATCATATTCCATGGGTTATGTGGAGAGAGTGGATAGACATCCTATCACAATTCAATGTGGGTGTTCAGTTGGGAACAGCAGCTGCTGGGACGTTTAATCTTAATTGTAGCTTTCATGGGATACCTTGTATTGCTTATTCAAATTCAAATACTCAAAGAATACTACACCCATTGACTACAGTTGAACTTGGAGAGATAGATAAGGCTAAAGAAATTGCAAGAAAGTTAAAGGATGATAAATTTTATAAGTTGTGCATGGAAACTACACGGAAACGATACGAACAATATTATACAGAAGAAGTTTTTGTGAAACACTTTAATAAAGTCGTGGATAGTTTATGAAAACATTCTTTAGAATATTTAATAATAAATTACATAGTATTGACGTAGATGATATTGGTTTCCCATCAACTGATCCATCATACATACCAGATGAGTATTTGGAAAAGAAAGAGTTTATGGTTATGCGAACTTGCCATGGTATAGGAGACTGGGTTTTACTTTCTGGCATGCCAAGATTACTTAAACAGAAATATCCAGACTGTAAGGTTTATGTTCCCAGTAGTGTTATGTTAAGGAGTGTCTTTGGTGATATGTTAAATAATTGGGGCTATGGTACATTCGATGCATCTAAAGTGCCGGAAATGGTATTTGAATCCAATCCATATGTAGATGGCTTTGTAGATTCTCATGATATGGAGATTTTTCATGATCACTACAAAATATTTGATGAAAATAAAGATGAAATCCCGCTAGTTGAACAAATGTTAGATTTTTGGCAATTCATACCAGACGAGTCCAATGATTCATCACCCGACTTCTACCCTACAGATAAAGAACAAGACTGGTTTTTTAAATTCAATGAGTTTGATAAGTATGGCTATCTTCTAGCTTCATCTTCGGTGGATAATGGAGATCCAGTTGAAAATCTTTTAGGTGTTATTGACGAATATAAAAATAGTATTGATAATTGGTACTACTATGGCGAGTCTGAATTTGAAAACTCTGTCTATGCTGGCTTGGGATTGGAGAATGTTATTGAATTGAAATCAATGGGATTAAGTGTTAGACAACAGCAATGTTTAAAATCTAACGCGGTGGTAAACTTTGGTAATGAAACGGGTATGTCTCTATGGACCGCAAAATATTCTAAGAGTTATGTTTTAGCTCACACAACTTACACATCAATTCATGGGGAGAAGTTGGTTGGCAAAAAAAGAGAAAGACCATTTAAAAGTGGAAATTTTGTGAGAGGAGTGGAATACATATGAAAATAATATTATCTCCCCATATAGATGATGAAGTTTTAGGTTGTGGTGGGACATTGGACAAGGATACTCTTGTTATTTATTGTGGCTTGGATGAATCCCATATTCAGGGAGATTGGGTTAGGGATAGACCAGAAAGGGAAGAGAGAATAAAAGAATTAAAATCTGTAATCTCTATAACTAAGCATAATTATAAAATTTTAGAAAACAAAGTAAATTATTATATTTTGCAAGATTTGATAGGATACTTTGAAAAATATATCAATGAATTCAAACCTTCTGAAATTTACATACCACACCCGTCTTATAATCAAGACCACAGAACAGTATACGATGCCGCATTAACTTCTTTAAGACCACACGATTTGAATCATTTTGTTAAAAGGGTTTTTGTGTATGAGCAACCGCATATGTTATTTTGGGATGATAAAGATTTTAAACCAAATTATTTTGTACCTATTGACATAGAAAGAAAAGTAAAATTATATGAATTGATGAAAACTCAGATAAGAACTTTTAGAAGTTCTGATCATCTAAGATCGATTGCCAAATTGAGAGGTGGTCAAAGTAATTGCGATTACGCCGAAGCATATAAAATATTAAGGTGGGTAGGTTAGTGAAAACTATATTAATATGTGGTTATAGAGATTGGGCATATCAATTATTTCATAATGTAAATAACGCAGTAAGTGAAAAATGTATCTATATGGATGATCCAGATTTGTTGGAAGAGATGATAGATGAATATAATCCCACTTACATATTTTTTATAGGTTGGAGTTGGATTGTTGAGGAAGATATAATTAACAATTATCCTTGTATTTGTTTACACCCATCCCCATTACCAAAATATAGAGGCGGTTCGCCACTGCAGCATCAAATAATTAATGGGGAAACGGAAAGTGCTGTAACCTTATTTAGAATGGATGATGGGATAGATACAGGTGATATTTTATTCCAAAAGAAATTTTCACTTTTAGGCGATTTAGACGATATTTATAATCAAATAACGGATAGAGGAACTGTAGGCGTTATTGATATTATAGAAAATGGTTATCGATCTCGCACTAAACAAAATGAAAATAAAGCTACCTTTTACAAAAGAAGAAATCCAAGTATGAGCGAAATTAAATTGGAAGATTTTAGTAATTTTACAGCCAAGGAGTTACATAATAAAATAAGGTCATTACAAGATCCTTATCCAAATTCTTTTATATGGTGTAAAGATGGTTCTAAATTATTTATACAAAGCACAAATATTCAGGAGATTAAAGATGATGCAACGATTTGAAATTATAAATAAACTTATAGAAAAATATGATTCTAAAAGATATTTGGAAATAGGGATTAGGCATTTTGAATGTCTCAATAATATAAAATTGCCAGGTGAGGATAAGCAATCTATAGACCCACATTATGATGGTGTAACATACAAACTCACATCAGACGAAGCATTTGAATCAATGCCCAAAAATGAAAAGTGGGATATAATTTTTATTGATGCTGATCACGAATTCAATCAGATGTTGCGGGATATAGAGAATAGTTTAGAACACTTAAATGAAAATGGTACAATAGTATGTCATGATATGCTACCGCCCGCGGAAAATATGCTTGCATCAAATAAATGCGGTAATGGTTGGGAAGCCTTTGCTCATTTGAGAATGACAAATAAAAAATTAGAAATGTATGTGGTAAATTCTGATTATGGGTGTGGTGTTATTAGGCGGGGGACACAAAACTTATATGAAGATGAAAATTTCAGCAATGATTGGGGTTACTTTAAAAAAAATAAAAAATTATTGATGAATGTGAAATCCACTGTGGAATTTATGGAACAATTTTAAGATGAAAAATAAAACTATATTAATACTCGGCGGTACAGGTGCTTTGGGTAAAACTTTAATTAAAAGATATTGGAAAGATAATACCATAATTGTATTTTCAAGAGATGAGCATAAGCATTATCACTTATTAAAAGAATATCCAAATGTAATATCGGTCATTGGTGATATAAAAGATAAAGATTCTATTATGAATACTTTACTTAGATATAAACCACAAATTGTAATAAATACAGCTGCTCTAAAACACGTGCCGATATGTGAGGAAAATCCATATGAAAGTGTAAAGACTAATATAATTGGGCATCAAAATGTAATAGAATGTGTTAACCTGTATGGTGATTTGGAATCATTAATATTTGTATCAACTGATAAGGCATGTAAGCCAATTAATGTCTATGGTATGTGTAAAGCTATAAGTGAACAATTATATATCAGTTATGCTAAACAGCAAGAAAATACTAAAGTTGTATTGGTTAGATACGGTAATGTACTGGAATCTACTGGATCAGTTATACCATATTTTAAAAATTTATTAAATAATAATACAGCCCACTTACCAATAACTCATTTTGATATGACAAGGTTTTTATTAACTTTAGAACAGGCTACTGATTTAGTTGAATGGGCTTATCAATATAATGATTCACATGGTAAGATAGCAGTGCCTAAAGTTAAATCATTAAAGGTTGTAGATATAGCTAATGTTTTGATAGATAGTTATGGTTTGGATGTAAAGTTAAGGGAAATTGGAATTAGACCAGGAGAGAAACTACACGAAGAGATGGTTTCTTCTGAGGAATGGATGAGATCGGAAGAGCTTGAAGATTTCTTTTTAATAGGTCACGAACACGTCAATAGCAACCATCATTCATATAATTCATTAGATTACTTAATGGATAGTTCGGAAGCTTGTAATTTTTTACAAAAAAGTGGAGTGATACAATGAAAGTATTAGTTTTAGGTCATGGGGGTATGTTAGGTCATATAGTGGTTAATTATTTATTGGAAAACAATATTAATGTTGAGGAGGCGCACGGGAAGTGGTCAACTGAAGAATTTATTAAAGGTGTTTTAAGTTTTAATGGGGACTATATAGTAAATTGTATAGGTGCTATACCACAAAAAACTGACCATTTTGAGATAAATTATGATTTGCCAATTTGGCTAGATAAAAATGCTAAATGTAGAGTTATACATCCCGGTACTGATTGTGAAATGGATAATGATCATTACGGCACATCAAAAAGGAACGCTTCAGATTTTATAAAAATAGATGGTAAAAATACTAAGATAATAAAAGCATCTATAATAGGTCATGAGTTAGAAACTTCATTTGGCTTATTAGAGTGGTTTTTAAATACCGAGGGCGAGGTTTCAGGTTATGCTAAAGCTTATTGGAACGGCGCTACAACATTGGAGTGGTCTAAAAAATGTATGGATATGATGTTGAATTGGGATGATTATGATATTGAAAATATTCTACAATCTGAATGTATATCGAAATATACTTTATTAAAAATAATATCAAAAGTTTATAATAAAGATGTAGTTATTAGAAAATATAATTCCATTGCTGTAAATAAATGTTTAGTGGGTGGTATAAAAATCCCACCAATTGATATTCAGTTGAGAGAGTTAAAAGAGTTTTGTAGTTAATTATTTGGGAGAAGGTTTAATATGGAAAAACCAAAAACAATATTTTGTGATTTAGATGGGACTTTAGTAAAACATTCAAATCCAATTGAAATACAAAATCCAGATTTGCGGTTAGAAGTTTTGCCTGGTGTACATGATAAGTTAGTTGAATGGGACACAAAAGGTTATAGAGTAATAATAACTACGGGTAGAAAAGAGAGTGCGCGAGAATCGACTATTAAACAAATGCAAAGAGCTGGTATCAATTATGACCAATTGATAATGGGATTTGGTGGTGGAGATAGAATATTAATTAATGATAGAAAATCTGGTAGCGTTAGAGACACAGCATACGCAATTAACTTAGAAAGAAATAAGGGGCTAATTGATGAAAACGATATATAAACCTTGGGGAAGAGAGGATTGGTTAGAGCTGAATGATAAATATTGTTATAAAAGAATATACATTAATGCCGGAACAAAGACAAGTTATCAATACCATAACCAAAAGTTAGAAACAAATTATATAATTGAAGGTACTGCGGAAGTTTGGTTGGAAAATGATGACGGTGTGGTAGATAAAAAAATTATGAAGGCTGGAGACTTCTTCACCGTAGAACCACCAAAGAAACATAGAGTAATTGCGATCACTGATATAATTTTACAGGAAGTTTCTACCCCTGAAGTTGATGATGTGATTAGAATTTCAGATGACTCAGATCGTGGTTCTGGAAAAATAGAACACGAACATATGAAACCTGCTCTGTGTATATTAGCGGCTGGTATTGGTAGTAGATTAGAGAATTTTTCAGAACATATAAATAAGGGATTGTTACCATTAAATAACCAGGCAATTATATCTCATCTTATTGATAAAACATCAGAAGATTATGATGTTGTTATGGTTTTAGGATATAAAAGTGAAATGGTTAAAGAATATTGTGAGGTAGCTCATCCAGATAGAAATTTTATTTACGTTACAGTTGATGAATATGAAGGGGAAGGAACTGGACCTGGATATTCAATTAGACAGGCAAAGAAACATTTACAACGACCATTTATTTGGGTAACAGCAGACACCGTTGTTACGGATGATTTACCATCAGCTGATTATAATTGGATGGGTGTGTATCCAACCAGTATGCCTGAATTATATTCTACAGCAAATATTATAGATGGGAATGTAATAGATTTTAAGAATAAGTCTAAGGGTGGGTACGATTATGCATTTATTGGATTGGCAGGAGTTTATGATTATAAAACTTTTTGGGAAGAGTTGAATGGTAATGAGATTGTAAGCGCTTATTACGATGTTGATAAATATTCAAGTATAAGAAGTAATAATTTTGATTGGTATGATGTAGGCACAATTGATAATTATTTTAGAGCCAAAAAAATATTCGAAACATCGGTAGATTATAGCATCCCAAAAACTAATGGTGAATTTTTATATAAAGTTAATGATAACTTTATAAAATTATCTTCGGATAAAAGTTTTATTGGAGGTAGGATAAAAAGGTCTTCGGAACTGGGAGATTTAGTACCCGAGTTAAATTATAGTGGAAAGAGCCTGTATTCTTATAAATGGGTAGATGGTAACACTTTGTATGACTGTAATGATATTGATGTCTGGATAGAGTTTTTGAAGTTTATGAAAGATAAAATGTGGAAATCTGTTCGTGTGAACGAGTTTAAAAAGGATTGTTTAAAGTTTTATAAAGATAAAACTAGAGATAGATTGGATAAGTTTTTATCAGTTAGAGATGAATCGTATTTGGGTAGCCATATAATTAATGGTATTACGGCACCCCCCATTGACAGCTTATTATCGAACCGGAATTGGGATAGTTTGAGTGACGGGACACCAACTAAATTGTTCCATGGTGATTTACAATTTGATAATGTTATTTATACAGAAGATAGAGATTTTTGTTTATTGGATTGGAGACAAGATTTTGCTGGTAGTAATGTAGGTGACGTATATTATGATTTGGCAAAAATGTATGGTGGTATCTTAATGTCATATAAATTAATGAAGGATAGCAACAATTTTTCTTGTTATGCTGATGGTGGTATGGTAACTTATGATTATAAATCTGAATCTAAGTTGGATCAGTTTAAGTTGGTGTATGAAAAGTGGATTGTAGATAGTGGATATGATTTAGATAAGGTCAAGACTATTACTTCTCTTATATTTTTGAATATGGCCCCATTACACGAAAAGGAGCTCGGAGATTTATTATTTTTTAAATCAAAAAAGATGTTACAGGAATTAAATGATTAATAAAGACACTAAAATATATTGTTCGTTTTCGTCTAATCCAGGAAATAATGGCTGTAAATTTTTTAATGGTAAATTTGAAAGAAATGGCATTGATGCCATATATAAATCTTTTTATTCAGATGATATTAAAAAATCCATAGATGCAGTAAAGAGTCTTGATATAAAAGGATTTGCTTTAAGTATGCCATTTAAGATTGAAGCGTTAAATTATCTAGATGGAGTAGAAAGTTCAGCAAATAAAATTGGATCTGTTAATACGGTAGTGAATACTAATGGGTATTTAAGAGGATACAATACAGATTGGATTGGTGTAAAAAAGTATTTTGAAATAAGAAGATTTGATTCAATATATATTATAGGTAATGGTGGTTTTAGTAAGGCTGTTCAATATACCTGTAATATTATGGATATTAAGTTTAATATTATTACAAGAAAAGATTGGAGATTAATAGATAAACTTAATGATAAAGTTCTTTTTAATGCCACTCCTGTTGATATAAAGACAGATAATTTTTTAATAGACGGTAGACCACATACGGATACAGGAAAAGAAATGGCATTATATCAAGCAAAAGAACAATTTAAAATTTATACGGGAGTACAGATTGATTAAATATTATATTGGTCCTATGAGTAAGAATGTTGTTGATGCTGTTATTGAATTTAATGGTAATTTTGGATTTATACCATCAAGACGGCAAGTAGATTATAATGGTGGGTATGTTAATAGATGGACTACTGGTGAATTTGCTACCTATGTAAATGGTAGAGTTCCAATAGAAAGAGATCACGGAGGTATTGGTCAGGGATATAGGCCAGATAATGGTATGGATTCATACTTACACGATTCTATGTATTTTGATATTGTTCATATTGATCCATGGAGATATTATAGTGATTTTGAAAGTGGGTTGGAAGAAACCTTACTCAATATGAGATATATATATTTGAATAATCCTAATGTAAAATTTGAGGTAGGAACAGAAGAATCTATTAGACGGTTTGGGGTTGAAGAGTTAGAAAACTTGCTAAGACATTTAAAGGGAAAGTTAGAACCAGAAATATTTGAGAATATAGAATATGCTGTTGTACAATCAGGAGTAGGATTGGATTTGGGCAAACAGAACAATACAGGTAAATTCGATCCCGATAGATTAGAGAAGATGATTGGTGTTTGTAAGAAGTTTGGTAAAAAGAGTAAAGAACATAATGGAGATTATTTATCTAATGATGAATACAAAGTTAGATTTGATATGGGATTGGATTCAATAAATATAGCACCTGAGTTTGGTCAATTAGAAACGCTATGTTACTTAGATGAGATGGGCGATGACATTGAAGATTACTATCAGATATGTTACGAATCAAAACGATGGGAAAAATGGGTTGATAAGGATTTTGTGCCAGAAGATAATAAGAGAGAGCTAATAAAGATATGTGGTCATTATGTATTTTCAGATAGTGGGTTTGAATTAATTAAGCCGGATATAGATGATAAAATTAGAGAAGTTATTATTAATAAATTGAAGATGTTGACATAGATGAAAGTAGCTTTGTGTTTATATGGAACTATAGGTGGAACAACGGGTAAAGCGGGTGAGAAGAAAGGTAATAAACTTGATGTATTTCAACACGCATTTCCACATTATAAGAAATTTATATTGGATACTAATGATGTTGATGTGTTTATACATTCGTGGGATACTGAAATAGAAAATGATGTATTGGAAAATTATAAACCTAAGTTATCCCACTTTGAACCACAGCTAACATTCGATATCCCAGATCACATAGAGAAAACACAAAGAGTACAAAATCATTTCAGTAGATGGTATTCTTGTAAAGAAAGTTTGAATTTAAAAAAATCTTATGAATCTGATAATAATTTAAAATACGATTTTGTGATGTTAGCTAGACAGGATATAGCTTGGCAAAAAGAAATACGTTTTTCGGATTACGATGGAGATAGTTTCTATGTTGCTAACTGGCATCAGCATCATACGGGTCAACCTATGGGTTACCCTGATGGGGAATATAATATGTCGCTACAAGACATCTGGTTCTTTTCAAATTCAGAGTATATGGATGATGTTGCTAATATGTACGATAATATATCGCAATTTTGCTTAGAAAATTCTGAAATAACTAAGTATAAGGGTATTTCAAATCACAGATTGCTTTATTATAAATTAAAGAAGATGGGTATAATTCCTAATAAATTAAAGTTTACTATGAATTATCATATGTTAAAATACAGCGATATGCCACTTGTAAAATGGCTTTATTTTGGAGATAATACATAATGGAAATTGAACTGAATATGATGCAGGGCTATTTCGTCTATTGGAATTCTGAAAGATTAAATATTTCAGTAGAAGAAAGTTTGGATAGATTTAAAAAATCTTTTAATGCTGTGGGTGGTCATCACAGCGGCAAATTTAAAGAGTTCTGTGGCACATCACACGACTTATACTATCCATTTTCAGCTGATAGTAAAGATTTAGTATACGAAGCTTATCAGTACCATAGCTACATGCACTTTTTGAGAATGCTGTCACTACCAACTCCTCAGATATTAGAAAGGGATACTGTTTATAATGAAGTTAAGGGTAGAGATGATGTACATATTTTTGATTATGGGTGTGGTATAGCGCCTTACTCTATAGCGTATGCTATCCGATTGAAAGATGTGGGGGTTAAGGTTAAACTCCATCTTATAGATATACCTACTATCAGACAGCAATTTTTAGAATATGTGTGTGCTAATTTAGAAATAGAGTTTGAATTTTATGCTCCACCCAAAGATAGCGGCGCTTTCTTTCCAGATATCGGTGAATGTGATGTAGCTATAACTGTTGAAGTTTTTGAACACTTGTATAATCCCATAGACTATTTCAGGTTAATGGATGGGTACATTAAGGATGGTGGCTTAATGATTACAAATATTAAAGATCATAAAGAAGATTTTATGCACGTGACTCCCGATTTATCGTTGTTACGGAAAGAATTTGCTGAGATGGGATATGTGAATATAAGTGATAATAGTTATTACTTAGAATGTGGTGTGGGAATTGGGTCTAAACAATTATTTAGAAAGGGAATGTAATGGCAATTGGATATAAAGAAATTATACCTTTAATGAATAGTCTTGAGAGCTTGGATGGTAAAGAGAATTTAAGCTTTTGTGAGTTGGGTAACAATTATATGAAAGGTGATGAGATGGTTGAGTGGTTCAAGCTTCAGAACTTTAATTTCCCTATCGGTGGTCAACAACATAAATATGGTGTTGTCTCAAAGACATTCTGGACTCACATTGGATTCAATCATACTTCAATTGATCTGAATGGGTACGATGGTTCTTTAAAGTTAGATTTGAGAAATGATGTTGCTGATCACTTTTCAAAAGAATTTGATGTTGTGTACGATGGGGGAACTGCAGAGCACGTTGATAATCAGTATATGTGTTTAAAAAATATCCATAATATAACAAGGGATGGTGGCTTAATGATCCACATTTTGCCTAAAGTCGGATACTTTCCTAAACACTGTAAATATTATTATACTATGGACTCATTCAAAGTCTTAGCAGAGCTATGTAACTATGAAGTCTTGGAATTATTTGAACATAATGCTGATGGGGGTGTTATGATTTATTGTGCTCTTAAAAAGGCTGGCAATGAATTTATAGATGAAGATAATTTTAAATCAGTTCCTATAGATTTTATAGATGAACATTCTAACGACCGGGATTTGTATCCATATGCTTATTAGTAGAATAAATATTAACGACATAGACACTACTCATTGTAGGGTAGTATTAGATAAAGCTGGTAGAGTAGTAGATGGTGTAAATCATGGCAGACAGGTTCTACACGATGAAGAGAAGGATTTATACTATAAGATATTTGATGATGATTATTGTCGGAGAGAGAATTTTGAAAGGGCTCTTCGATTGGGATTCTTTGATGGGTTAGCACCAGCATTACATTCGGTAATTGTACATCCAGAATTGAATGATGAAATAGTAGGTTACGCAACAGAAGCTGGAACTCCATTGGGTACAGAGTTTGATGATATACTAAAAGAGTTAAGGTTTTACGAAAGGGTACTGAGTAAAGCTAAAGAGACAAAAATGTTCTTCTATGATTTGGTGGCATCCAATATTATTCGTACAAAGGATGGTGAGTTAAGTCTAATTGATTTGGAAAGTGTTTATAATTTGGATGAACTGTATACTATAAGTAAACATAGTGCTAAAGTTAAGCCCGATTATTATTTTACAGAATTAGAAAAGTTATGGAAGGAAAATATGAAAGTAATAAGTTTTATTCAGCCCAGTAGAAACAATCTAAAATACCTAAAGTGGTCATACAATAGTATCAGAAAGAATTTGGGATATAGGCATGAGATATGCTGGGCGGACGATTTCTCTGATGATGGGACTTGGGAATGGATGCAAGAGATTGCTGAAAAAGATATAAATGTAAAGATACATAGAAACGAAGGACCCACACGGTTAGGTCATACGATACTGTACGATACGTTAGTAGATATGGCTACCAATGATATCATTATGATATACCATGCAGATATGTATGCTTGCCCTAATATGGATGTGGAAGTATTGAAGCATTTGGAGCGAGGTAAGGTAGTAAGTGCCACTAGAATAGAACCACCATTACATCCGGATGGCCCTGAGAAGATACTTAAAGATTTTGGAATAGAACCCGAGGAATTCAAAGAGGATAAGCTTTTAGAGTTAGTAGATGAAATCCAATCGGGCGTTGGAATATTATATGGACCACTAGCATTAAATCATGAAACCACTCAAGGTATATTCGCACCTTGGGCAATATACAAAGATGACTTCTTGGCAATCGGTGGGCACGATCCCCTATACGCACCTCAGTCGAAAGAGGATTCGGACATATTTAATCGGTTCATTCTTGCAGGTTACGAGACAATACAGACTTGGAAGGGGTTGGTATATCATATGACTTGTAGGGGTAGTAGATTTAAGGATGGGGCTATGAGAAATCCAGCAGGTCAAGTGTTTATGAAAGGTAGGGAGAGTTCAGAGTGGTTGGCTCAAAATCTAAGGAGTACTCGTAACTTCATTCGTAAATGGGGGCATATGGTAAAACATGATGAATATTTGAAACCTATAATCCCACCGAAATATGATATAGGATTTGTAGTTGAAAATTGTGATACGAATATGTTGAAAGAATTAGAGCCGTGGTGTAGTGATATCTATGGTGATTGGGTTGGACATAAAGGCTATGGTGTAAACAATTACATTGAAGATGAGCAGAAAGATACCCAGTTTAATTTGAGTAAGAAGATACACTCTCAGCACATTGAACCAAAGAACAATATAGTGGTCAGATTTGATGCTGGCAAACTTACATCCCAAAATTTCCAGATATTAGTTAATCTATCAGAGATACTACAAGATAGTGGTGAGATAGGAATTATGCAATTGGAGATATTTGAACTTGATATTAAATCTTTAGATACATATGAAAAAGATTTGATTTTAGTAAAATAAATACATATATATTACTATGACATACTATATATTAATGGATAATGATACTGTTGAAGATATTTGGGACGAGAATATATTAGGTGAAGAGTCATTCGGTACTCTGTATACGGGGCGGGGGTTTCAAGCATTTCACAATATGGTTATAAGAGAACCCGAAGCGTTAGAATCTATAGCAATTATAGATGAGAAAAAGAACCCTTATTCAGTAGAAGAATTTTTAGATTTAATTAAAAAATGGAAAATAATGTCTTGACTTGTATGGTATAAGTTGAGTATATTTAGGAGAAGGAAAGTGGGAAAATATGAGTATTATGATGAGCTTGAAGAAGAAGCTTTTCGTGAAGTTGTAGAACCAAAAAAGAAACCAAAGAAACAAAAAAAGTCTTGGAAAGACGTAAAGAAAAAGGAAACGACTCGTGATAAGAAAAATAGTTGGTCTAATCACCCTAATAGGGTTTAGTTTATTTATCGGGTGTGAATCAGCTGAACCGATTGCACCTATTAGATTTGAACTACAATTAGAATCAGAAATTGATATTAACGGTTATTACCATGTATCGATTGATACTACTAAATGGCAAACACTTCATAGAATAAGTGGGAATGTATATAGAAATGGTAATCCAGTTAATGTAATAAAGTTTGGGTGGTCTAGCTCACATTATTGGATGTTAGGAGATACTCTTGGGTATATTATTAGACGTGGGCTTACAGATGATTTGATATATGTAAGTTATGATACAAGTTATGTAACGGGGTTTAATGGGTATGAAGTTCCAATTGTTAATGGCTCTTCATATAGTAGAGAAGATGGAGAAGTAAATACTATGATTGCGCCCGTTAAAACAATGAGAGGTGATACGGCTACAATATTTTATGGTTATTATGACAATTGGCTGTATGAAGAAACCTATGGCGAGTTTCATTTGATATTTGATTAGGAGATTAAGTTATGAAATATGTATTGGTGGATAGGGGGGATAATGTTATCACCACAGTTGACCTTGCCAGTAATGTAGGTCTTAGTGGTGCAAAAACATACTTTCGTGGTATTAAACGAATAGACCAAAAAGAGTTTGATAATTTATGGAAAGTAATGACAAGAACTGAATATGATAAAAAACTGGAGATGGGGTTAAGAAAGCCATCATCACATGGACAAGTAGAATGGTGGAAAGAAGATAGTGAAATATCGGATGATGAGTTAAAGGTATGAAAGATTTAACAAAAGAACAACAAAAGGAATTAGAAATATTAGCAGCTGAGATAGAGGCGGAGGCTATACAAATGAAGTTGGACTATGAAACGAATCCAACAGAAGAAAGTGGGAGTATAGTTGTAATCCACCAAGAATCAGAATTTTTAGAAGAAGAGGAAGAATAATGCCTATAATAGAAAAATTTGAAGTACAGGAAAATCATATATGGTATCGTGCTGAGATTACAGATGAACAAGCCAAAGAATACGAAGATTGGAAAGAGAATGGTGCTGAAAGAAATGAGTGGGAACCTGAATGGATGGATGATTTAGATTGGGATTACCATTATGATAAACCTGGCCATGACGAAGTTCTTTCAATAGAAATAGTTGATGAATGATTATGTAGATACATCACGATTATCGGTTAGGGAAATAGATAGGAAGGTTGCTAAAAATATGGTGGTTAAATACCACTACTCGAAACAATGGACTAAATGTAGTGTTGCTTTGGGATTATATTATACTACAGGTAATGAACACCAATTCTTTGATGAGCCAGAAGAAAAACTAATCGGTACAATATGCTATGGTGATCCAATAGGTAGACATTCAGGTGCTTCAGTATCAGCGGCTATACCACGTGAGTCAGTATATGAATTAGTAAGGTTATTTATACACGATGGGTATGGTAGTAATATAGAGTCAAATCTAATAGGTGAAGGCTTCAATTGGTTAAAGGAGAATAGAAAAGATATAAAGGCTCTCATATCATATTCAGACCCACAGCAGGGTCATGTCGGTACAATATACCAAGCAACCAATTGGTTATATCAGGGTAATAGAATAAGGCCGAATGATAGCTGGTTATTTAAGTTTGATGAGAATGGTAAATTTCAGCATGGTAGAACGATATTTCCGTATTATGGAACAAATGATATAGAGAAGATGAAGAGCTTGGTGGAGAAAGATTTTTGGGTAAAGAAAGAATTGAGAAAGCATAGGTATGTGTATCTGCTCGGTAGTAAAAATGAAAAGAGGACGGCTCTAAAGAATTTAAAACATCCACTATTTCCGTATCCAAAGACAGCGGATATAGTAGAACCAGAAGTAATAAAAATAAACGTAAGGAGTAAGTAATGGATATAACAATAATAGGCTGGGTATGGTTAGGTATAATAGTTGGAATGTTAGTTGGTATGGTAATAACTACTGTAATGGCTAATAACAAACATTCTGAAATGGAAGCTGAGAACTTACATCTGATATTTGTAAGAGACTCACTAAAGGAAGAGATATTCAGATTAGAAAACCAATCTAAACCTAAACCCCGTAAGAGAAGAAATATTCGGGCAAAGAAGGTCAAAATTGGTAAATAACTAAACATCTCTATATTTATTATCAAATAAGTTACAAACTTGCAAGGTAATAACTTAAATGGAGATCGAATAGAATGAATCAACAAGACCGCAAGGAATTTGAGATTGTACATTTAAAGATAGATGAACTCAAAAAAGACATTTTTAAAATACAAACAGATATGGAAAAGGCTCATCTCAAAACAGATGACTCTCTCAGTTTCATTAAAGGAAATCTATTCAATCCCAATGAAGGCTTGTGGGCTGAAACAAAGCAGAATAGTCAATTTAGGGAATCCGCTGGTAAGTGGAGGACTATGGTTGGCGCTGGTTTCGTAGGGTTATTTTTCAAACAGCTGTACGATATATTCAATACATAAAAATGCGGGGTGTCAGAACGCGTGAAACGGAAACGCGTGGGATACGTGTGTCGCTTAAATAAATTAACACCAGAGGTAAAATCTCCTAACGTAGATTTCACCAGAAAGTAGTACCTTAGTATCAGATAGCCTCCTCCTCATTAGAGATACAGCCTACCTCAATTAGAGAATGCTTATCTCAATTAACCAAGGAATCAAAGTATGATAGAAGCAGTAGCATTTAATTATAATTTAGACTTGTACATAATATTCTTAATAAGCTTTTTAATGATGGAGCTAACGGATTGGATAGACCGAAAGTAAGCTTGAATGAGTATACAAGTATGGTGGAAATAAAAGCTTGAATAAGTATACTATTTACTTAGCTGCTTTAATTAGCTTAGTATTATTCACCCGATGTGCTACGGGTGGTACTACAATAGGTTGGACAGACAATGGAGCTCCCATAGTGAAGCCTGAACCGATTTCCGTACTTGACAATCGTGGTATACTTCACGAATATAAGAGAAATAATAAAACATATAAACGCATTACTCATCCAAGCACGGATAAGCTTACTCTATACTGTGGATCCCACTTTCAATGGGAAACTCTTAAAATAGTGTGGAGACGTGGTAACTTAACCAATATAGAACATAGAGAAGAGATGGATTATTACAGGTGGACTTATATAGTCACCCGAAATAAAAAACAATAGCCTTAGTTGAGTAAGCTTGGTTGAGTAAGCTTGATTGAGTAAGCTTGATTAAGTATACTATTTACTTGACTTAGCCTATATTTATCTTGTATGAAAGATATTACTGATAAACTTAATCTACTTCATAATAAGATATACTCTATGTTAGAAACATTGAGCGATCGACTTAATGCGCTGGAATATAGTGGTGAAATTACTTATGGAGAGCCCCACCACATCGGAAGAAAAGAAAAATCAATTGAAGTCAATTTAAGACGTAAGCTTGAATAAGCTTGGAATGGGTGATGCTCATTCTAATTGTTTTACTTTTTATCGGATTCTATAAGAATACCTAAGTTAAGTACTTAAATTACCCGCTAATACGCTAATTAGCGTTACGCAAACTAGCGTAATACTATTCTCCTTATTCAAATGGTTAGTATTACTAACCACTTCAACTCATTATACCATACCGAACACATTCTCTATATGGTATTCTGATATAAGCTAAGCAGCTTTCTATTTACTTAGCTTACTTACCTTACTTTCCAATTAAGTAACATTCCCCACCGCTACCCACTTTTTGACACTGCTACCTATTTATTGACACACTAATATTATTAAGTATTCTACTATATACAGCGCATGTGTCTTCGTGTCACACTTTGTAGCCTTAGTAACTAATAATATAAACCTGTCAAAATGTCACAAAAGGAGCTTTTTATGGTTAAATTAAGTAAAAGTAAAGTAGTTTGGGCTATTAATGAAACTAAATCGATGCATTCCGCAGCTAAATTATTACGTGTAGCCTATAATACTTTTAAGAAATATGCTAAAATGTATGACGTATTTGAGGCTCAGCCGTCATATAAACCAAAAACCGCTGGTGCTGGCCAGAAACCAGTAGAGTTGGTAGACATTTTCGCTGGAGATAATCCTAATTACTCGAACGCCAAGCTTCAGTATAGATTGTGCAAGGAAGGATTCCTAGCGGAAGAGTGTAGTAACTGTGGATATGATGAATACCGAGCAAGAGACATGTCTAAGCCGCTTATGTTAGATTATCTGGATGATGACTCCACTCACAAAGATCTAGCGAATTTGAGGCTATTATGCTACAATTGCTTCTATCTCCTGAAGTTGGATAGGTTAGATGTGGTTACTCCAGCCAATGTCAAGTCTTTTCAGAAGGCTGTGTATAACGCTTTTAAACATCAGAGTGAGTAATCCAAGCTTCTTCTTATCTTATTCTTTTTTTTAGTAGATCGCCCGGCCTAATATACAACAAAAAGGCAATACAAGTCAAGGGAAATCGTAAAGTATCGTGTATTTAAGCGGTGCTGAGTTATGATCATATGCCTGGGAGGCAAAGATAATTGAAGAAAAGACTTGACTCATGTGCCTTTTTAGTGTTATATTCAAGTAACAAAGGGGGCATAACATGAAAGATAAAAGAACTAATAAGAATTACAATCCAACTGTTGAGTTTAACAAAGCAATTAACTCCGATTGGTTCAAGACAATAGTAACTCGCATGGGCTCAGAAGTTAATATTAAAAAAATGTTGGTGGAGTATTGACTATGGAACACTATTTTGGGTTAGCTAACTTAGTAAATACTTAAAAATAACCCTTGACTTGTATATGCATTTAGTGTTATATTTAGGTGTAAACAAAAGGAAACAATATGAGAAAAGCTGTCAGATTTAAGAACACCACTAAACCAGAGTTTGTTACTGAACGTGGCGTTACATATAAGGTAGTAGATTTGGGTGGTCATAAGATGGAGATTAGAGTAAAGGAAGATAAAGAAGTCAAAAAGGATTCGGAGCTGTTCAAGCTCTATATCTCTGGCCCAGATCCAGACTGCACACCATTACCATAAATTAAGTAATATGAGGGGCTAGGGTTAAGAGCCACTATATGGGGTGCTATGCTGGAAGTATCAGGAAGTAAATAATTTAAAAAGCGGTGGGTTTTTTTGTGGGGTTCTATCTCATTACTTCCCCTCTTATTGTTCCCCACCGCTAAAATTTAATTGAAGAAAAGACTTGACTCGTATAGGGTTTTGTGTGTATATTCAGGTAACGAAAAAAGGGAAAATCGATGACTAATAGAATACTAATGAAAGAAATAAAGAAGATAGACAACTTGGCTGATTTAAATGCCTTGTCTTCCTATGTGACACTCTGTAAGACGAATCTTGGAAAAGCCACTATTAAGGTAGGCAGTAAGGTTAACATAGTACAGAAGACCAAGAAAACGGCTGGAGTGGTTACTAAGGTAATGATCAAGAAAGCCATTGTGGAAACAACTGAGAATAGATTTAGTTCATATAGAGTTCCGCTAGCAATGCTTGAATTAGCATAGCAAAACTTCTCCCAAGCTTTCCCGCAACCTATTGCTAACCGTTCTGCGCGTAGCAATAGGGAGATTACCTTGACCCCTTGTGGGATAGGCTGACTCAGACGGAAAGCTGGGAGAACCACATTTCAGCGGTACGCTGAATAATATTTAGCTTGGAGATATTTATACATATGAAAGATAAACCAACACAAAGACGTAACATACACGATTTAGTAGAACACCTGGAGTACGACTTAGTAAGCCTATACTATACAGGTGAGATACTGGAATGGCTAGAAAAAGATATGGAGTACGTAGCGATGTCACTAACGGCTGTAATGATGGATAAGTCCCATTTCACAGCGCTAGGCATGGTAATTGGAGAAGCTTGACAAAATGACATAGAAGAAGAGGCACATGGCATAAAACCGTCAACCGCTGATCGTATGACATTTTGTCAGAGGCTCATACCAGTTTTTAAATAGATGACCGATCGCCCAGCTATAGAAATTGATAGAATAAAGGTATCATAATGATAAAAAATAAACAGCATACGAAGCCTAATCAGATTAAGCTCTTCACTCTATCTTGGAATGAGATACTTATGATTACTATATTTACAATAGTATTAATTAATGGATTTTACAACTTGTATATCAAGTGACTAAGATATTGACTAAGACAGTGACTAAGATATTGACTAAGCCTATATCATTTGGACTTGCTAAGGTTGATATTTTGCTTATCAACCGTATAGGGTTGACTCCTGGAGCTGAGAGATGAATGCCCTTCATAGAAAAAAACTTAAAAGCCTTATAGCTATGATGTTGCGTTGGGCTGAAATTAATAAGAGAGCCTTACTACGTGGTCAGTGTGAAGTACCTGAAGATTGGAAGAAAGCATTTGAGTATGTTACTCGGTTAGAGAATAAACAGGAGAATGGAGTAATGGATAGATTGCCTCGTATACATATGATAGAGTGTAATAAGTTATATAGAGAGTACCGATGTTAAATACTGCTGGTTTGTTATTAGTAGGTGGTACTATAGTTAATGTAGCGTACAACCTATTGTTGTATTTGGTACCTGGATTACATTGGGTTCAGTATACTTTATTAAGCGGTACGTTTACCACTGCGATGATGAGTGTATTGTTGTATTATAATGATGAGTAACAGTTTTTCATACACAGTAACAGTTTTTCATAAGCCATGGATTTAGAATATTTAATCTTATATTGGAAAGTTGTACTATGTATAGGAGTAGTGATGATGTTATTATCAGCAAGTTTAAGTAAGGAGAAGTAAAATGAATAAAGAATCTTTTGGATGGGTGATGGCTAAGTGTTCGGAGACCGCTTATTTAAATGGTAAGGAAGCTAAGCCCTTATATAAAGGTTTAGGATTTAATAGACACAAGTACTTTGATAAGAGTGGAGCACAAGCTCACGCTACATATAATGATGAATACTTTGTGTTAGCATTCAGGGGTACGGAAGTTAAGTCATGGTCTGATATTAAGGCTGATTTGAATGTTGATTCTGTTATTGCAAAATATTCTTATGGTAAGGTACACAAGGGGTTTGAGAAAGAAGTTGATAAGCTTTGGTCACATATACGAGACTATGTATTAAAACAATGTAAGGATAGAAAGTTAATCGTTACTGGTCATTCACTCGGAGCATCTATGGCTACTATAGTTGCGGCTAGATTGAAAACGGCTGGATGGAATGTTAATGGACTATACACGTATGGTTCACCAAGAGTAGGTAATGAATCGTTTAAGAAGAGTTTAGATATTACTCATTATAGGTTTGTTAATAATTCAGATGACGTAACCAAGATGCCTTTCTACCATTGGGGATACCGACACCACGGAGAGTTGAGATATATCAATCACGATGGTGTAGTTGAACTCGGTACTAATGTATGGAAAAGATCTTGGGATAGGTTGAAAGGTAGGTGGGATGGCTTTAAGAACAAGGACTACTTCGATGGGCTGTCAGATCACAGTATCACAGGATACGCAGACAACTTACTTGAGTATGTAGAAGGAACAAATGAAATATAATCTAACACCAAAATGGTGGTCTGTTGTAATTTGGGTATTAGCCGCAATAGTATTATGTGGTAACCAACTGAATAGTCAAACCTACACAGTAGGCGATACTGTAGACACCTTTGGCGCAGAGGTATGTGTTAACGGAGAAGGTTACTGGGATTACGATACAGATGGTTTAAACAAAATTACGTGGATAAACATATTCACATCGTGGTGACCATCGTGTCAGGCGGAGGCTCCGCAGACAGAAGGTGTATGGCAAGGATATATGGATCAACCAGTAGTAATTATAGCACACGGCTTTGATTGGTCAACTTATAGTTGTGAAGGATGGGCGGATGCATTTGGTATTAGTTATCCAATATTAGATGGTGGTTCAACTGGTGGAGAAATTTGGGGTGCTTTCGGTGATGGATACATACCACACAATGTAGTAATCGATGGAGATGGAGTAGTATTACTTTCTACATCAGGTTTCAATTTAAGCGCAATTGTTGCAGCAATAGAAGATGGGTTATCATATCTTGAAGTGGATACTGACAACGATGGTTTATTAGATGATAGCGATAATTGTCCAGAAGATTACAACCCAACACAGGCAGACATTGATGATGATGGAGATGGGGATGCTTGTGATGCATGTAATAACTTAGTATGGACAGGCGGTGATGTAGATGGGAATAGTACGTTAGATATTTTTGATATAACGTTTTTAGTTGACATAATATTAGGAGAACCGAATACATATATTTGCGCAGAAGAGGCAGGGGATTTAACACAAGATGGTTATTTAAATGTTCTAGACGTTATAGGTTTAATTCAAATAATAATAGGTGGTAACCAACAACAAGCGATGCAGTACTTAGAAAGTATACTTGATCCAATTATGTTTAAGCAACTAACACAAGAATTAGTTATGATAGAAGCACCGAAGATACTTGTGTGGCCTAATCCGTCTAATAGCGTTATGAATATTAATGGCTACGGATATGTTCAGATATACGATATGTTAGGTAAAGAAGTTTATAATAATTATCTGAATGGACATCACCTTTGGGATACAAGAAATTTACCAAGTGGTATTTACCACATAATTAATAGCGGAGAAACTGTTACAGTTACATTATTAAAATGATTGACAACATAGAGTTAGCTAAGTATCTGCGGAAGCGAATGGAAACGCAAGATAAAGTAAATACTGTATTTCACTTAATCAAAGTTCCAACCGAAGATGAATTGGCATTTTGGATACAACAATTTAAGACAAGAGATATCGTTGGTCATTCCGAATGGTCAGAGCGATATCAATGTAATGTATGGGTTTCAGATAATGATTGAACGCAAAGAACTATTAGAAAAGTTATTACGATTAAGATGCCGTATAGAAAATTGGACACATGTGTACGGTTGGAAGAATATGGATAACATTAAAGAAACTAAGAACGAAGATGGGTTAGTAGCATGGAAACTATCTGATTGGGAATATGTGGATAGTATGTATAATGCTGTAGTTAATGGTCCTGATGGATTCGGTAACGACTATTCTTTTAATAAGGATACCGTAAAGACTTGGAATAGAATGTGGAAGAGATATAAGGTAGAAGGGCGGCACGAAATCCAAAATCCTAACTTTGAATCTGAATGGGACCAAATACAACATATGGATTGGAGTGAGATAGGAGATGAAGTAACATTGGGTGACCCAGCTATGGGTTTTAAAGAATGATGGCTAAAGAAAAAAAAGCTAAACAAACCAATGGTAAGGGTGACAAAAATCGAGTAACAGATAAGAAGCAATTTGATAAGAATTGGGATAAAATTTTTGGTAAAAAGAAAGGAGATAATGATGCTAACTAATATTAACCACGTGTGTATTTCAGTAGCTCACTTACAGAGGGCACTTGAGTATTATCAGAAAAATTTTAATTGCGAGGTGGAACATCACGATGAGTTTCAAGTTGTGCTGGGTTTTGAAAATATTAAATTGGTGTTGGTTCTATTAAGTGAAGGACCGGCGCACATAGCATACAATATGGATCATGTGAAAGATGGGGAGGTCAACTACGATGGTTCTCATTCCACTTATACTCATGATGGATTTGGTAATATTGTTGAACATATAAAGGAAACAAAATGACAAAATTATATTGGTCAATTTCTGCTCAAGCGGTAGCTGCTATCTTAGCATTCTTCCAATTACAAGGTCATTACGTTTGGCCTGAAATCAAATTTCTAAAGTCAATATGGTGGGTGTATGGGACGAGTTTAATTATTGCTCCACTATTTTGGTATTCTACTAAATGGTCATACGAACACTTTGGTGCATTTTGGAATATGAGGTTGGCTGGATTTGGTGTAGGAACTTTAATATTTGGTTTATTAGCTTGGTTATTAATAGGAGAAATACCAACACTTAAAACTGTCATTAGTTTAATGTTGGCGGTAGCAATAATTTTAATACAGATAACGAATTTATGATTGATGTTATATTTATATACTGTATAGTAAAGAGAGATTTGCATAATGGGAAAATTTTCAAAAGACCAAATAGAGATTATGAGGAAGGCGTATGGAACTCTGAATAGAATGGATCCATCTTCACCTACCTACAAGAAATTTATTAAGTTCTTAGGTAAGCTACCTAAAAACCAACTGAAACAATTAGCAGCTGCTAATATAAAATTTGTATCAATGTTAGCAAAGAATAGAATTAAAGGTGAATCCGTAAATGAAGAAAACGAATCTCCTTGGACTTGGATATACAAAGGTTTACTCGGTGGATGGAAAAAGGCCGAGAAAAAAGGTGGTAATAGAGTTGAGGAAGTTGCATATGCCGTTGCGTTCTTAATCAAAACAGAGTATGGTAGTGGTGCTAAAAAAGATTTTTTAAAAGAATTTAATAGGAAATTGAAATGATTAAACTAAAAGAAATATTAACAGAAAAGAAAGAACTCGGTGGAGCTATGATTAATATAATTGATAGATTAACTGATAGTAATAATCACAATGAAGCTAGATTACAATTAGCTAAATCCATGTTGGGTAAAAATTCACCATTAGTACAGAGTTATGAGGCACTAATGGTATTGCATAACCAACTGAATCAAATGAATGATTTGATGAAAGTCAGAGAAAAATTAGATAAGATGTTATTTACTGGTGCAAAGAGAGTGTATAGTGACTATGATGCAATTGAGGGAGTATTCTAATGATTAGTTTAAAAAAATTAGTTAAAAATGTTAGGGAAGCAAAGATTGCTAAACCAAGACGAGGTAGACAAACTGAGCTAGATGCTAATGTTCAGATACCAGGCTACGGTGTAATGACACGAAAACAAATGCAGGATAGTATTCAAAGATATATTGCTGAAGTATCAAAGTATGCAAAGAGTGGTAAGGTTGAGAGTGCTTATGCGGCATTATATAAACGTGGTGTTCTAAAATCATTTTTAGAAACCGAAATGAAACACAGTGGGAAATAAAATGATTAAGTTAAAATAGGTTATAGAAAATGAAAAAGGTTTTACATCTGAACTTGTATCGAAAGTATTTCGATCAAATTCTTAAAGGCGAAAAAACAATAGAGTATAGAGAAGTTACACCATATTGGTCTAAACGTTTAGAGGGTAGACACTATGATGTTATACAATTTAGAAATGGGTATGCTAAAATAGCGCCGGTGATGATAGTGGAATTCAAAGGTATGGGTATTGTAACTTTTCAAACTACTCCTACATATGCAATCGAACTTGGAAAAATATTGGAGATTAAGAATGTTAGCTGAAGATAAGAAAAGTTTAGAGAGAATAAAGACTCTTAAAGTTAGAAATGATATACCTAAAGATTTGGGTGTTGCTATAGAAGCGTTTATGCAACAAGCAGTTATAATAGGTGAATATGACTTAGATCATATGCCAATGGAATATATGGAAAATCTGTTAAAGTCATTCGCAAAATATCCAGAGTATTGTGATACATTTATGGACATGGTAAAAATCTTAGAAGAAAATGAACTTATAGAATCTTAAATTGTAATATATACAATATTTATTTATAGAAAGGAATGCTGTTATTTTTCCAACCTGAAATGAAGGAGAATGTTATGGAATCCTACCTTAAAGATCAATGGTATCAGCTTGACGAACAATATCGGAACGAAGAATATCGGAAAAAGAAACAATATAAAACACATCCAATTATTTCTTTTAATAAACTCCAATCCACATTAGATAAAAAGAATGCAGATAAGCATATCAATAACAAAAGAAGAAAATCAAAAAGGGTAGGAAATATTGTTTTTGACTTTATCTAATATATTTATGTAATATATAGGAGTTATTATGAAAGTTGCGTACGCAAAGAGATTACCACCCGGCGACAGGTGGCAGATTAAAAATGAATTATTTGAATCCTTAACTGATTGTCTTAATCAGATATTTCTAAGTGAGGGGGTAACTATGTTTGAAGTGGATGCTGGTGCTGGTGAAATATTTATTGATGATGGTAAAGCGGCACCAAAAGCCCCGCCCAAAATGTGGGATTTATATGGTGAACGTGTTGATGAAGTCTGATGTAGTATACAATCATTGGGATAATATGGTTTATGTTAAAACTAACGGCGATGAAATCCATGTAATATGTGATAAAGAATCCCAGATGGATCAAGTAGTAGAAAGAATGTCTACTGATACCTGTAAGCTATCAGGCTACGAGGAGTGGGATGAAGATGAAGATAAGAAGTGGATATTAAAATTTTTAATATGCGATTCAGATTATGAGATGGTGCCAGAATTGAATTAATATTAATGTTTATTATATTTATAGATGTAGAGTTTTTTTTAAAATAACAAAACACGGAGTGTATTATGAAAAATACAATCAAATGGGTACTTTCTCTTTTAATCTTTTTTGCAGCTACCCCTACAGCACAAGCTAGCGATAGTATGGCTGGAGCTGGTATGGAAGAGATAAAGAAAAAGAAGAAGAAAGGCAAGAAGATAAAAAAGAAAGGCAAGAAGAAGAAAAAAGGCTTCTTTAGCAAATTTAAGGGGGCTAAATAACATGGACTTCTTTAAGAAACACCTCGATAAAATTTGGGGAATTGGAATTGGATTTGTAGTTGGATTCTTAGTAGCTGGTTGGGCATCAAGTGCCGGCATATTAACTGGATTCTAATCATGAATAGTCCAATTGCAAAATTCGTAAATTGGCAACTTTCAAGTGGTCAACTTGACCATTGGACATCCTATCATATAGCAGCTGGTCTGTTTATTGCTAAGGCAGCCCAATGGTTTGGTTGTTCCGATTTATGGTCAGTCTTATGGGTGGTCATAATTGGAGTTGCATGGGAAATATTTGAGTACTTTGTAGAAGGTACAGAAGAAGTCTATGGTACTAAAAAGAAGTGGGCATACAATACTGGGGCTGACCTACTCGTAGAGATAGGTGCTGCTTGGTGGATGGTTTACTTACAATTTTAGCATAATAATTAATTAGGAGAAAACAGATGTTAAAGAAGATTATATTAGGTTTATTACTGACCTCATCTTTGTTTGCGGAAACAGAAATTTGGAAGTTTTTCAAATACTCAACTGCGTATGCTAGTTTTAGTTTAAATGCCCCAAGATACCAGGATGATAAGTTTGCTATTGTTGGTGGAATATCTACTGGTGAATTAGAAATAGAAAGAACTGAGGGTGAGTTGAAACCTGATTTTCAAAAATCATTTGGATTAAGAAAAATTGGTCGTTTTAAGTACGAACCAAAACGTGGTGTTAAGTCTGCTGGTAAAGGCGGTACTTGGTACGAGGGTTCTGAAGAAAACTATAACGAGAGTGCAACATTCGGACCTGTCAAGGGTTATGAGTATTTAATCAAGTGGTCAGAAGGTCGCCAATGGGGTGATGATTATCTCAATCAAGAGTATTGGCTAAGATATACTGGCGATTGGTTTATGGCTAAAATCGGTTGGACAGAATTAGGATTGGAAGATATCAATTATGGACAAGGTGATTTAAGATTTAAATGGACACCCGGCATTCTTAAAGATAAATTCCATATCAGCGTAGGTGCTAAACATAGACAACATCCTGTATATGGATTTGATGCTATGGTGTTGGATACTACATGGTACAGAGGTTCATGGTGGGCGTTTGCTGAAGATAAATTAGGTGTTGATGATAACCAATGGGGTGATGCCAATGCCGTTGATGAAAATGGTGATTGGATTCATCAAGAACTATTAGAATACATAAATGGTGAATGGGTGCCGATTGAAGGTGATGGTCCTTTTTGGAATGGTCAAGGAGAATATTGGGGACATGATTGGTTATGGAGAGATTCGGATGGTAAAGTATTCGCTTATACTGATAGAGAGTTTTTCGTATATCACTTTCCAGGTATGTTAGAAGATTATATTTCAGATGTTAAAAAGGATATTGGATTTCAAAAAGAAACTTCATTAGTTTTAGGAATAGATGCTTATCATTATTCTGATAATTGGTGGGTTCATGCTTGGGGTAATTACTTACCACTTCATTATGGACATGATACATATTCTTATCATAACGCTGCTGGATACCAACAACATTTAGAAGATGGTAAAGAGGCTCATGAATTTGAATTTATTGAACCTGGTATTGTGGCTTGGAATGACTACGACTTTGGTGCAATCTTTGGTGTTAAACTACAAGACAACTTAGGTGTATTTGCTGAAGGTCGTTATCTTTACTATTGGGAAAGACCAGCTTATGATTTAAAATTTGGACTTAATTACCAATTTATGGGATTCTAAAATGAACGGTGATATTAAAATAGGCAAGTTACTCTGTGATGAAGATGTAATTACAAAGCGACAATTAAATCAGG